ATTGCCCACCCTACTGTAGAGTTTGTATATATAAATTGAATTGAAAGATATGCTTTGTCTAGCGTCATGTCCGTGCCGCTTGACATAATGTTACTACCGTTACGTCCAACCACTGTGTCTGTAAAGTTTCCAACTGTAATCAAAACTCTCTGACCAATAGTCGGTGATGCGGGCAGCGTAATAGTTTTAGTTGCAGTGTCTACAAAAACATGTGTATTTACTGTAGCTGTAACAGATGTAGAAGTTACTACAGTTGTTATGCCTACTGCTACAGGCTCTGAAGCTATCTTAGCTGCTGTTACTGCATCATCAACTATTGAAGCTGTGACTACTGCGCTTGAAGCTAATTGGTCAGCGCCGACAGCATCATCTGCTATCTTAGCTTGTGTTATGTTATCATCAACTATTGAAGCTGTTACTACCGCACTAGCGGCTAACTGGTCAGCACCTACAGCATCATCAGCTATTTTAGCCTGTGTAACTGCATCATGTGTAATCTTAGCAGTTGTAACTGCATTGCCTGCTAGTTTAGCGGTGGTTACTGTACCATCTCCGGGAGTAGTTGAAGCAGCAACAGTAGAAATAATAAGAACTTCAACATCGACTCCTGTAGCTGGAGCAGTACTAAAAGTAAGTGTAGTTCCGCTAAAGCTAAAAGTATCTTTATGCTGATATACACCATCAAAATAAACTTGAATAGAGTTTTCAGAAGCAGGTGTAACAGACATAGTGAGCGTAGTAGTGCTGTTGTTGCCTGTCATTGTGTCTAGCGTAAACTGAGCTTCGCCGCCTCCAATGTCTCCCCACTCAGTAGTGTAACCTTCAAACTTTCCGGTTGTGCTGTTATATCTAAACTGGCCCGCTGCCGCTGTAGGACGTTGTGCTGTAGTACCAACAGGTATTTTTACAGCCCCTGTAGTGCCAATGGTAGTTGTAACCGCTGTAGCATAGTTACCCATGTAAGAGTGTGAACTACACTCGTAGTACAAGATATTAGGCGTATCAGCCGTTACAGCTATTGTAGTATGAGCGCCAGAGCTTCCGGGAGTTCCTGAAGTTGTTACGCCTGTTGTGTATGCTGTGGTCTTAGCCGCATCATAATAAAAACGTAGTGGATGACCGCTGTTAGAGCCGTCAGCTTGGTCAAACTTGTAGTAGTAACCCGTAGAGCTTGTGATGCCGTCTACGCCTGAGAACTGAATTGCCGGAGACTCAACACCGTTTAAGAAGTATGCGCTGCTAGAGCCGTCACCGTTGTAAGGGTGCGCTGAAGTCTTTGAAGCTACTGTGACTGTGAAGACTACAGGGCTTGAAGAACTTCCGTAGATTCCACCCACAGTATCAGCAGATAAAATACCTACATCTGTAATGTCTTTACCTTGTGAATCTAAGTCGCCACCAAGTTGAGGTGTGGTGTCTTCTACAACATTTGCAATAGCATTAGATGCTGCTAGACCTTGTACTACTGTACTACGTGCTACTTTCTTTAAGCCACCACCTGAAGTGTCAATAGCTAAGAATACGTCATCGGCTGCGATTGAAGTTAGTTCTGTTAAACTACCGATTGTAGTTGGGCTAAAGTTAGTGCCGTCTGCAATTAACAATGCATCTGCGGTATTAGTACCCATTGTAATATCGTCGCCCGAAACAGTCAAGTCTACAAACGTAGGACTGTCGGTAGTTGCCAAGCCCTGATTGATAGCCTTAACGCTTGCAAGGGCAGTTAGCTCACTGTCCATTAGTGCGCCAGCAGCCGTCACATTAGCTGTGTCTGTTACATCTGCACTAGCCTCAATACCATCTAATTTAGTTCCATCTGTTGCTACATCACGGCCATCAACTGTACCGCCAACAATTATGTTTCCAGCTACAGTTACGTTTGTTTCGAGCATTGAGCTAACAATAGCTCCAGCGCCAATTACAAAGTCTAAGGTGTTGTCATTATCATCGTATGTAACTGTAATGCCTGTTTCAGTGTTGCTTGTTACCATTGCACCTACAGTGTCTGCAATAGTTTCTGAAAGTGTAATCCCAGCAATAGTAATCGCATCAGCTTCTAATGTGCCGTTGATGTATGCGTCTTTAAACTGTAGTGAGCTTGTACCTAAATCAATATCGTTGTCTGTTACAGGTACAATTGCGCCGTCTTGTATGCGTATCTGTTCTACTGCCGCACCACCAACCTGTACATAAAAACCCCAACGGTTGTTAGTGGTGTCTACTGCAATCTTATTGAAAAAGTCTTGGTCTCCGATAATACCTATATTACCGCCTTGACCTGCGCTTCCATCGTGTTGGTGTCCGGTAGTACCAGTAGTTGTATACGCAAAAGCGTTTAGTAACTGGTTAAATTCATTGTTAAACAATCCGGCGGTTATTACGTCACCATCATCAAAAGTGCTTTGTCTTGTATAATTCGTTCCTGCCATTTCTTATCTCCTGCCTGATGGCACGTAGTTTACGTATAAACCGTTTATTGAGTATGGGGGGCTTTGGTCTTCTGTTCTAATCTGGAAGCTTACTGTGTGACCGCTTCCTACTATTACTTCTCGTGCCATTGGGTCGTTAGTACCCTCAAAAATAGCATTTCCAAATATAGCACTTCCAAATACAGGAGGCACTGGAATTCCTGTCAGTGTAATATCTTCGGGCTGTGCAACGTCTGAGTCTGTAAAATCAAACTGAGTTCTAAGTATTGGAGCTAATTCACCTTCGGGAGAAACTGAAAGCTTAATATACTTCATTGTCTTTCTTGTTCCTGCATCACCAAAGTCTAAGAACGGGGTTGTATACTTAGCATCAATATTAAAATTAGCACCATTAGCAGAAAAAGCTCCACCTACATCGTGGTTGTAAATGTAGCCTGAGTTGTCCCCGTGATATATTTTTTCAATTCCAGACGAGTTAAAATCTGAAACTATAGACGCTGCTTGAATTCCTTTAGTTTCTGACCACTCAAAACCGTTACGAGTTAGCGTACCTATGATTCCTCGTGATTCTGTAGGCTGTTCAGCAGCCGTAGAATAATACAGTCGATACTGTGAGCGTCTGCGTAATACGCAACTGCTAATGTTATAATCATCAATATCTCTAGATATTAAAGATGTTATAGCTTGTATTTGTCTGCTTACAGAACCTAACTCAACGTCACCAATACGCGCTGTACCTGCGACTGTACGAACACCGTCAGGCGAAAGAAACACTAAGTCACCACCAATTTCTTGAATGCTGTAATGACTTAAGCAGCCTACGTTTTTAGCAATTGGTACGACAGCAATGTTTTGAGAGTCGTTAATGTTAATAAGCTTGTATATACTGTTTTTACAGAATATAAACAAATCTGTTCGGAAGCTTTTAAGACCTACTACTTGGTCATCAATTGAAACACTTCCTGCTCCAGCGCCTGTAAAGTTATCAGGCTCAAGAGTGTGACTATAATAAATAGTGTTCTTTTCTGTTGGAGCGCCTGCGACTACAAAGTGCTTGTCGTGAATAACACCTACAGACGGAGATACTGTTCCGCTTATTGTGACTTCTTCTACAAAGAAAGTTCTAGTAGTTAAAGCTCCTGTTCCAGACATTTTAAACAACAAGGGTTTGTTTTCGCCGTCACATATTAAGAGTTGTCCGTATGCTTCGTTACCTTCAAATATAGTGATGGAGCATTTCTTTTGATTTGTTCTTGTAAGTACAGAACGGCCTGTAAAAGTAGTATAGTTGTCACCGTTACCATGAACTCCCGTTTTGTTTATCTGAAGCCATGTAGCTCCATCAGTTGTAAAGAAAACATCAGTACCCGAACACGCAACAAGGCCGTCTGCATATACAGCTAAACCCAAAAGCTTTTCACCGCCATTGGGTCGGGCTGTGCCTAAAGACGTATAGCCATTTATTCGTCTATATCCGCCATCAGGGTCTACTTCAAAGTTTAAAAGCTCTGTAGCAAATCCCGGCTGTCCAAGCATTTCAAGCTGGTTGAGGTTAGTGTTTAACCCGCCCTTGCATGAAATACCAAAAGGTTGTGAAGCTGCCATATTATACGAATCTCACTCGGTCATCTGTGATATATGTTGGTACAGGTTCTATTAAGTTTGATTTCATGCTACGCAATCCTTTCTTGTAGTCGTCTAGAGCAAAAGCGGCTGACTGAGGATTGTCTTTAAACTGCCACATGTAATATCTGGCCTTAGCGATTAATACAGGGGTGTATACGTCTGGAAATAATAATGTGTCTGAGTGTGCGCTAAGTCTTGTTGGAAGGTTCCAAGCAAAAAACCAAACACGATATGTCTTGTCCGGTATTGGACTTAATCCAAACTTCCGTGAGTCTGGACTGCGGATAACGCGAGAAGGCTCACCAAAGGCTTGCGAATCTGCATCATCTAAATTTTCTGGGACTCTGTAAAAAGTTTTCCACTCTTCGGTGGTAATGAACTTCAAGTTTCCCGCTGTGTGTGGGGCTGTTTCCCCTGATACTCCTACTGTAGTGAAGTAGAAGTTATCCCAATCTATTGACCCGTAGTCTGTTGTTATGTCAGAGCTTGAGGCTTTTAGCTCATACCATCTTGTGCCTGCTGTAGTTTCTACGTATACGTTTCCGTACATAGGGTCTGTTTGACCGCTTTCAGCAACTGATAAAAAAGGCCATTGCGGTTCATCATTTATGATGTCAAAATAAGCTCTATTGATGTTGTCTTTAGCGTGTTGCTGTACAC